TTTGAACTGGTGGTGCCACTTCTACTACTGCTGGCGCTGCCGCCACTTTATCTTTACTCATAGAAACTCCTTACAATATTTCAGCTGCCTTCGATGCCAATCTGCTGCGTTCACCTTGGGTAAAGGTAATATGACCAGCCATCTCAGAGTCTTTAAACTTTTCAATTACGTGGATTAATCCATTATTAGTTGCATCTAATGATGAATTATCAATTTGCTCTATATCACCGGTCAAAATAATTTTAGTTCCTTCGCCGGCTCTAGTTAGGATGGTTTTAACATCCTCCTTAGACAAATTCTGACATTCATCAACCAGGATAATGGCATTTGGAATACTTCTACCACGAATATAAGTAATAGCTTCCATCTCAATTTTGCCCTTTTTTTGAAACATTTCTAAATCACGTTTCCAATCGGCACCCACTTTATTGCCAAATAATAACTCAAAGTTATCCATAATAGCCTGAAACCAAGGCGCAAGCTTCTCTTCCATTGTTCCAGGAAGATATCCAATATCATTTCCAACAGATTGAATTGGTCTATAAATAATGAACTTGTCATATTCTTTTCTACTGATAACTAATTCAATGGCAGTTGCTAATACAATTAAACTTTTACCAGTACCAGCCTTGCCAACAAGAGTAACTAAATCAATACCCTTATCCATAATTAGATCCATAGCAAAAGATTGTTCTTTATTTCTACTAGATACGCCCCAAGGATAAATTTTTCTAATTAATTTTAATTTATTATTAGATACTTTACGACCCATAGAGATGCCGTCGCCATTTGGAGACTCAAATAAAACACATTCGTGCATATTGAAATTGAAACCATATAATTCTGGATCTATGAATCCATTTTTTAATAGGTCTTCTCCCGCCACTTCATCAACAATTACTTGAGTACCCATATACATATCGCTCATGGCATCTTTTTGACCATCATGAGCTATGGCATCGATATTTCTAGATTTAGCTTTAACCCTTAAGTTAATATCATTGCTAACTAAAGTTACATCATTTTCATAATGAGCCTGCCAATTGGCAAGCGCACAGGCTAGAATTTGGGTATCTCCGTAGCTAGGATCTCCAAATCCAGCATAATCTGGCGCCGTCATATCACGATAAGTGGCGTCAATTTTTAACATGACACCATCTTCTAATTCTATGCCAGTGCTAATGTCAAGCTTATCACTAATTTCATCTAATAATCTAACACATACTCTAGCATTTCTGCCTACTTCGCCGGACTGCTTTTTTAGCTTATCTAATTCATTTAGAACGGCGATAGGAATAATTACATCACTATTTGGGAATTGTTTCCAGGCTGCAGGGTCATAAATTAAGGTTGATGTATCAAGCACATAGTTTTTGCGCATTTATTTTCTCTTATTGCTCTTGTTGTTCTGAATCTTCAAATAAAGACCAGCAATTTACTTCCATTTCCAAATATAATTGTTTTCTAGGATCTATTTGGCGGAGATCTCTTTTTAATTTATAAATACATTTATGCCATTCTGCAACCCGCTCTCCTTCTACATATACCTGTAAAAATCCATCTAGGTCATCAATAATTTGAATACTGTAAGTAGCAAGAATTCCTCGCAATTTAATTTTTTGATCAATAGATAATGGAGTGTCACCAGTCCAAATTTCTGTAATTGGAACTCCCATTTGTTCTAGCAGGCTCCGGAGAAAACGAGTCTTCTCTTCTTCCTCAACCTGTTTTGTGTTCTCATTATAATCGAGAAGTATAGTGCCCTTCATATCTATATCAAATGCCAAGTAATTACCATTAACATTTACTCCAGCCACAATTCATACATTTAACACATTTATCTTCATATGCAAAAGAGTTTTCCATTCCACATTCAGGATTGGGGCACTTTCTTTCCATAGTAGTTTTGGTGCCGTCTACAATGTATTGTTTTAATACTCTTGCCGCAACTTTAGAAAAAGATGTTATCTCAGAGTGCTTATCTTTTAATAATTGCTCTACTACATATTGAATTGGTGTTCCATGCCTCAGCGCTAATGAAATAGTTCTAGTAAAAGCGCCATTAACGGCATTTTCAAAAACATTTGCAATATCCTTAATAGTCATTTCATCTTCACCAACGCCAACTCTCAAATTATAAGTTGTTACTCCGTCAACCTTGCCATTTTTTGTGATAATTCCGCTTTTATTTTTATTTGAAATATCGACATATTTAGAGAGCCCGCCAAATAATTCATATGGCTTACCATTAAGTAATCCAACAAATATAGTCCAAGCTTCTCCGCTTATTTTTACTTTTTTAATTTCACAAGGCAATTCAATTGGTCGCTTGGGAGCCATCACAATATCTATATCGGTTGGTCTACCAGAAATATCTTTCTTTTTAGACTCGCCGGGACTAATCAGAACGCCATCTCTGCACTTATCTCGATAAACAGTAAACCCTTTGCATCCTTTTTCCCACGCCCTCATGTATACTTGAGAAACTACTTCTTTAGAAACATTCTGGGGTAAATTGCAGGTTTTACTGATGCTGTGGTCAATTGATTTTTGTGCAGCTGCTTGCATATCAACAGATGCCATCCAGTCTACTTCATTTGAAGTAGCTCCCCAATATGGAGACTTCTCAATATTAATTTCGCCAGTTACATCCATCCATTTTTTTATGCCATGATGAAATACTGTAAATTCTTGCCACGAATCACCCATGGCATCCACGAAGTCAACCCTAGCGCCTTTATCAGATGGATTTTGCTTCTTACGACGAACATACGATAACATAAAAACTGGCTCAATACCAGATGTTGTTTGGGTTAATGCCGAAACTGAGCCTGCCGGGGCAGTGGTCGTATTAGCAATATTACGCCTGCCGGTTTTCTTCCACATTTTTTTAATTTCAGGAGAACAATCATCAAAAATACTATTAAGATATTTATGATTCTTTTCTAATTCATAATCAAAAATTGGAAAAGCTCCACGCTCTGCTGCCATTATACAAGAAGATGTATGAGACCCGATAGCCAACTCTCTGTAGATTTTAAAGGTCTTGTCAATAGATTCCTTTGAGCCATACTTAATTCCAAGCATAGCTAAACAATCTCCAAGTGCCGTGATGCCTAAACCAGTTCTGCGACCACTGATATTCATGGCACGAATTTTGTTCCATAAATTCAATTCAACTTGCTTTACTTCTAGTGGCTCTGGATCAGCCTTAACTTTATCTAAAATTCTATCGATGCACTCCAGCTCTAAATCAATGATATCATCCATTAGCCGTTGAGCTATGATGGCGTGTTGTTGGAATTTCTTAAAATCAAATGAGGCGTCTTTAGTAAATGGATTCTTAACATAGGATGCCAGATTTAATACTAATAGGCGGCAGGCGTCATATGCAGGTAAAACGATCTCTCCGCAGGGATTAGTAGAGATAGATCGGTGCCCAAATTTCCAATAGATATCGGATGGGGTATCTCGTTGAACGGTATCCCAGAACAAAAGTCCTGGCTCGGCAGAAGTCCAAGCGGAATCAATAATTTGATCCCAGATATTTTTCATATTAACTCTTTTGACTACTTTGGCTTCAGATGGTTTAACATCAACTGGCCAACGTAAATCATAATCTTTACCATCTTTGGCTGCCTGCATAAACTCATCACTAAGACGTAATGAGATATTAGCTCCAGTTACCCTTTTCAGATCTCTTTTAATGTTTATAAAAGTTTCTACTTCAGGATGATTGCCATCCATAGTTTGCATCTCTGCCCCACGGCGCCCATTCTGAGCTACCTCGCGGCAAGTATTGCTAAAACGGTCTTGGAAAACAGCAATGCCGTCAGTAGTTCTGGCGGCATTGTTAGTAAATACGTCTTTGGGTCTGATACCGGAGATATCTAATCCACAACCTCCACGTCGCTTCATTATTTGAGCTAACTCTTGATCTGCCAACATAATTCCGCCATATGAATCCAAAGAATTATGATGCACTCCTTGGATAACAAAACAATTTGATAAGCTTTGTAATTGATAAGGATTGCCCATAGCAGACATTGGACTGCCTTGAGGTACAATAAATTGAAACCGATCTAGTAAAGAAAAAATAACTTCTTCTGAAAGTGGATTGGGATACTTCTTTTCAATTCTAGCAAACTCTTTTGCCAAACGATGATGCATGCTGGTTGGCGTTAATTCTAAAAAATCGCCAGCCAAGTTTTGTAAAGCATATTTATCAACAAATACTTTTGCGGCAAATTCATCGCCGCGAAAATATTCTGTTGACGCTTCAAGAGCCTGAGAATAAGAGTGTGACTGCATAATTCATCCTATACGCGAATTAAGTTAAAATCGATTTAAACTGTCTACCATTAGCAGTTATATTTTGATATTGTCTTTCATGGTAGAAAGCGCGCCGTTGATAGTTTTAATGCAACTCACTCTAGAGATGCTTAATTTTTTACATATTTTATTAATTGACATTGGCTTATCTCCATCAAATCCATATGCAAGATTGATGACCTCTTTTTGTTCACTAGTAAGCAATGAAATAGCTCCCTGAATGGCGCAAGTTGCTTGATGTTCTTCAAGCTCCTTATCAGGGCAATATCTTTCTTCAATCATCAATGGCATTACGGACTCTTTGTGAGGCGTAGTTGCTTTTGCGACCTTCAATGGATATCTTATTGTTGTATGTAAATTGGCGCTACGTGAAATGCGAGTATCAATATATTTATGAGCCCACCAAAAGAAAGAGCCTTTCTTTGGATTATAGTTGCTCATTGATTTTATTAATGCTTCAAATCCTTCTTGATTTAAATCGTCATAATTGCTAAAAGCTTTATAACGTCCTGTCTTCATCGTAACTAAATATCTGAACTTTTCCATACAGATTTGTTCGTGTTTCTTTAACTCGCTGAGAATTTTAGCATCGTTAGAATCTTTGGATTTAATTCTAAGATCAACTAATTTAAGCATAAGGTCTTGAGCTTCTTGTTCTGTTATCATTTCTTTTTTCTCACTTAAAATTCGAAGGCATTTAGATATTGGATTATTGATACCGTGGAATAAATATAGATTATAATAGTGTAAGGTGCTGAATTTATTTATCGATTTCTTCTTCGAGAAGCTCGACGATGGACTCGATAGTAGATTTAATTATCTCTTCATCATCTAAAGTTTTAACGAATTTTAACAGAGCAACTATTTGTCGCAATTTCTGTTTATTTTCGCCATCACTGTTAGATTTTTTAGACATATTACGAATATCCAGTACTTCCCCACCCGCCACCCGTCAATATAAATCCACCACCGCCAGAGATAAGCCTATTCGGTTTTTTAGGGTCTAATCCTTCTGACTTACATTTAGGACACTCTTCTAATTGTTCAGTAATAGAATGCATTTCTTCAAACTCTCCGTGCACTGAACACTCATATAAATACGTTGGCATAATTATTCCTCAATTGATACTGTAAGCACCCAACAACATAATCTCTTTTTTTAACTTGTCAATTTCCATACCAACTTTAGTAATTTCTTCCCTAATCATTTTAATTTTGGAAAGCTTTTCATTTGCGGGAGCTTGCACATCATCCTCAATTTTTTTAATTTGAGTAATCAGATCCCGCACGGTATGTGTGCATACAAGTAATTTAGCTGACAAGCTAATCTTCCTCGAATCATTCATCGTTTTTGTCGGTCTATTCTTGTTTGAAGATTATGATATTTCTCTTCGCCCAACATATTAGCATACAAATTAGTGTTCTCTCGCATTTCTTTTTTTAGTTTAACAATATCTTCTTTGGTTTTAGCAACCAATTCGTGACCTGTTAATTCAACTACGCCCCTGGTATTACCACATATAAGTCTTTTAACCTCTGAGGTTACACTATCTTTTTCGCAAGTAGGGCAGTGCTCTAATTTAATAGACATAGAGTGATATTCTTCAAACTCTCCATGGACTGGACATTCATATAAATAGGTTGGCATGTTACTTTCCTTTTGTTTCTTCTTCAATTAATGAACGATCTACTAAGCGATACTCAATATCTTTCGTCCAATTTTTTTTAATATCTTGCTTATATTTTTCGTCTTTTACTTCAAAAACAATATACAGTTTTCCCGTCTTTTCTTCATATTCTATTCGCACTGCTTCTGCGACTACATTTTGATTACTTTTCATATTATCCCTGTAACTATATGCCAAAAAATTAATCTAAAGCCTCAAGTTTTTCAGAAATATCGTCAGGATCTCTCATTGTAAAATCGGTCTTATCTTCCTCCGTTTTTTCGTCTATTAAAGTTCCCGCCGCAAGATTTTTTATAAGCTTGCCTTTGCCTAACTCGCCGTCGCGATTCTTAATTAAATGATAATTCATGTCAGGATAATCCTTCTCATTTGAACGAGTCTCAATTTGAACTGCGATATTGGCATTTTGCATAATTAAGGCAGAACGACCGATTCTGTGCAAACCAATCTTATCGTCGGCATCCTTGCCGCCCTTGCCACGATTCAACTGAACTGCACTTAATACTGTAAGATTATGCACTCTAGCAAACTCATGGATCTTTTCTGCAATCTTTCCTAATTTAAGCCAATCCTCCATATCGCCGCCGTCATAATCCATGAGACCCATATAATCAATAACGATAATTTTGGGATCATAATTAGCTTTCGCCTCTTCATAGATGAGTTCTAAACTCTCCATGGTGGCGCCTCTAGGAATATCTATGATTTCAAATTCATATGGATATTTATCAATAAATCGAAGACCTTTTTTTAATTTAATAGCTTCATCATGATTTAATTTGGCATTTCTAATTAACTTAGATGGATTGCTAGATAATCTGGCAAGAGTACGATTTAAACATGGCTTGAAAGGCATTTCTAAAGAGAAATATAATACGTGCTGACCAGGGGCAAAATTATCAGTCATTTCAATCGTATTACTTTGCATCCATAATTGGATTGCCATATTCATCAATAACATTGATTTGCCGGCGCCCGATTCACCTCCAATTAAAACAAGCTCGCCCGGACGCAGCCCATCAGTAACATTGTCAAAATAAGAGTATCCCGTTTTAACGCCCTGATCAAAGGTTGGGTCTTCCATTTTAGCATTATATTCTTCTCTAAAAATAGGGGCGGCTTCTTTTAAAGTCTTTCTTTCATAAGCTTTAACTTGACTTAACGCTTTAATTGTCTGAAGCGTTTTCTGCATTTCAACGGTAGCTTTGGCAACATCCATGCTGCCAGCTTCCTGCTTAGCCAACACTTCTTTAATATTAGATATTTGCTTTTCGGCAAAACGTTTCTTGATTTTTTCTAAGTCGTGTTTATACTCTTTAGTATCATAGTTGATACGGTCAAGCTGATCCCATACTTTACGTACATGCTCAATTAGCTTGTCATTGCCGCCCTTCGCCAGCTTTTCTACCATTACTCTTTGAGTTGGCAATTCTTTATAAGTACGAATATATCCTACAGCGAGATTAGCAAAATTCCATACTTCCGTTGCAAATAACTTTGGGTCACATTCATTGGCGAAGTCCAATGCGTGCTTTTTGCTGGTAACCAAAGACTTCAGAATTACCATATCCAATTCATTACTCATTTAGAATCCTTCTTATCTCTAAAATCATCGCCTAATACAGGAAAGATTGGTAAATAGCCTGACATCAAGCTTCCAATACTTGCCTTCAATGAACCAGTAAATGTCTCTTTGATATTTGGACTATTGGTACACATCAAAGTAGGTAATTTATTTTGGCTTCGTGTTCTAAAAACACTTTCTAAACTTCTAGCATATAAATCTGCCGCATTTTCTGATGGCATAAATCTAGAATCAAACTCATCAATTACTAAAAAATCTACCAATGCCAGCTCACGACGAGCTAAAAACTTATCTTCACCCGATGCTTGGGTTAGGACAGCAACTATATCACTGAGTGTAGTGTATAAACAAGAATAACCCTTTTGGCTTGCTTTTTTTAGGATGCAGGTTACTGTCATGGTCTTGCCGCGACCATGCCCGCCTGCCAAACACAACGAACGCCCATCAATGTAGGCTGCCTTCAAATCTGCCGCATATTCATTATATTTAGCAAGCAGTCTGGGGTCGCCACTAAAATCTCTATCCATCTTGAGCGTCCAGTATTCAAGAGGAATATTACTTTCAGCATATCTGTTGGCTGCAATCAATTTAACATTTTGAGTTGGCAAATCATCTGCGCTACCCTTAATGGCATCTAAAGCCTCTTGAAGCTTACGCGAAGGAATATTATTGAGTGCGCGGCTTCTTGTAAAATTCAGGTTGTCCATATTCTACCTTTCTGGTATCGCCAATACGGTGGTCTTTTAATTTGTCTGCAATAATTTTCTTCTCTTGCTCTGCCATCAGGACTTTTAATTCTGCCATTTTCTTGGTACGCAAGTCATCTCCGCTCGGCTGCTCATAAACTTTTTGAAGCTCTTTTTCTAAATCTGAATGAGTTTGTTTTTTAATTATTTTTTCTTTAATTACTTCAGATTTTGGCTTGTCCAACACAATCTTAATCAGCATTATATCTTCGTTAGGATGAGGTATAATTATTACACTTTCACCATCTAATGATAATAATTGAACAATACTATTCATCCAATCACTTTGTACGATACCTTCGGCTATAGCCCCATTTCTCAATATACATTTAACATGTTGTCCAAGTTTAGGAATCATACGATCCTCCCCAATATTTCTTTATTAAACCCTAATTTTTCAATATGATCCAAAACAACGGCAATATCATCTGATTTAGGATCCATTTGATATAAGAATGCCACATCACCATATGTATAAGCAGATACCTGTCCATCATTAAATACTTGTAAATATTTTTCAGGAAGCGGAGTGGAACGATCTATATTTGTATTATGATTTCCAGCCAACAATACATTTATTTTATATTCATTTACAACGCCATCAACTGTCATAAAAGAAATTGATGTTAATCGTCTTTTTGCTTTAATTACTTTATTTGCATATACCCAATCTATATAATCTTTTAATATAGATGGGTTACTACTCAACAGCATTCCAAGTCTTTTAATATGAAAAACTTCAAAACATTTAGATGGCAGCGGGCTATTAAACTTGAATGAATATTTCACATCATATTGCTCTTGATATCTTTTGCAAAAATAAGCTAATAAATGCACTGGCTTCCATTCAGTCACATTTAGATCTTTTATTTCTGAAAATTTATCAAAAAATTTACGATATTTGTCATTAGGGTAGTCGCCTAATTCTCCACCGTCTTCTTTTTTATTATTGCCCATGGTGCCTAAATATACTTTGATATTTCATTTTTACAATGTAACCAGCAATGTCAGGAATGCTAAATTATTTCATTTCCCTGCATTTTATAACTTTGAAACCCGGCTCAGACGAGTATATGTCATATCTTATCATTGAATGTTTCTTTAAGAACCTTGCTTGATCAAAAAAGTCAACAACAGCAGCAAAATTCTTTCCCGGAAAGGCACGAATTACTCTACCAATTCTTTGCAAAGCACGAATGCTGCTTTTTCCACCACCACATAAAACTAACGCATTTAGTTCGGGCAAATCAATTCCAAGATCAAATATGGTGCTAGCCAATATGACGCTTATTTTTTTCTTAACTAATAGCTCTTTAACTTCATTGCGCCTATCTATAGTATCATCGCCATATAACATTTCGCATTTTATACCAGCAGCTTGAAATTTTTCTAATAGGATAGTGCCGTGATTGATTTGCTTAAACAATACCAATGGTGTATAATTTTTACTTAATAAACCTTCGGTCTGTTTAAGAATAATATTATTCCTTACTTCGTTTTCAACTATATACTCTTTATATACTGATTGATATTGATTATTATTTTCTAAATATTTTTTAGGAACTGCAATAAACTTAATGATAGGAGATGCTAATAATTTTTTCTCTATTAATTCTGATGCCGGAACATCAATTATTTGTTCCCCAAGAATACCATTAATCAATAGATCGGAATTATCATCTCTAAATGGGGTGCCGCTAAATCCATACAGATATTCTGGATCTATATTTTTATAGATTTCAGCTATTGTGCTCGTGGTGACAACATGACTTTCATCAAAAATATGTAATTTGGTTTGCCCTAATAAGTTAATTATCTTACTATAATTACTTTGATCAATATCTTTTTCTGATAAAACAGAGTCATCATCAATAATTGCAGACTTGTCTAAACTCAATGCACGACCAATAGTCCAAATTGAAGCGATTGTTATTCTAGCTGGATCGCAAGTTCCATTGCCTACATATCCAATTTTTTCATCAAATAGCTTGCTAAATAATTTATGAAACTGATCTAATAAATCTAATCCTATAACATATATAATAGTTGGCTTATTTAACTTAGCAGTTATTAGTGCTGTGCATAAAGTTTTACCGCTGCCAGTTGCTGCTCGCACGATGCCACGATCGTATGTGTTAGTAATGTCATTGATTCTTACCTGATGATCTCTTGGTATTAAATTATGTTCTTTTAACTTTTTTGAGATATCAAGGCTGCCATTAATAATCTTGGGCGAGCGCTTATCATCTATGGTAAAAGAAATCTTTTTTTCATCCAAGAAAGACTTTACTTTACCAATCAATCCTATATTAAACTTATTACTTTTGCTTAATAAATAAGTAATTCCGCTCCACCCATTTTTGAATGCTGGAGTATATTCAACTCCTGTTAATCTAAATGATAAAAACTTGTGCAGCCTTTTAAGGCAATCCAAGTCTTCTGAAATAATTTGACATTTTTTGTTGTCTAATATAATAATTTTAGTCATAGTTTTGCCGAGGTAATCTTACTAGCTTATATATATCTAGCAACTTTCTCTCGGCAAATAGACTATAATTTATTCTTCTTGTTTCGCTTTTTTAGCTTCAGCTTTTTTTAATTTCTTTTCGGCTTTCTTGAGCAAATAGAACTTCAAACTGAACATAGGGTTTCTTTTATTTTTAGACATTATTTTCTCCTACTTTTATTAAGCAGCTTAATCTCAGAAATTTTTTCTTCATTACGCTTTATATGTTTCCATCGTTTGCCGCGCAAAATATCATTTATAGTCTGCCGCTTGACACTAAATATAATTGCAAGAGTAGCTTCTGTAAATTTGCCAGTATAATACATATCTAGCATATTAACCACTTGCGACTCTATAAGAATAGAGTTTTTATTATTTTCACCCGTAGATTTTAATACTATTTCTAAATTGTGCTTTTTGCCATAAAATGGATTTAATATGCCGATTTTAATTTTGGCTTTTGCTGACATTTTATTTTTAGATTCCCGTGTATGTTTATACCCAGATGATCCCTCACCGCCATCAGTTAAATTATAGCCATTCTTTGAGTCTCTAGTTTTATGAAATTTAATCCAAAAAGCTTCTTGATCCAAAGCCTCTTTTTCTAAAAAACAAAAATCAATACATCTAAACCAAAAATTATCTATTCCATATTTATTTATTGCACTATGAATATACTGTTTATTAGTTAATTTTTTAGAAGTTGTAATATGCCGATTCCATCTTATCTTAGGATTATTTGTCTTTCCAATATATTTTTTACCATTAATTTTATTTTCAATACAATAAATCCAGTATAAACTCATTATTTTCTTCTATCTATTGTTCCGCCTACAAATTTACCAAACGTAGAAGATTTAGATGCTATTTTATCTTTTATTTTTTGTGCGGCAGAAATTGTCTCATCAACACCGGTATCTAATTTTAGAGAAAGATTTCTTTGTTCGTCTTTACCTTTTATTTTAGACTGTAATTCAGATGTATCTTTTTTAAGCTGTTCAACTCGATCTGCTGGAAGCCCTAGCCCGCTAAAAAATGAATAAACTTTAACTACATTTTCGGGAGAATCAGTAGTATAGATTCCCTTGAATACTCCCTTTGGTTGCCCACAAAAATCATTAACCATAGCTACAGCATAATTTACACTAGAATTTGGAATTTTAGACCAAACTTCTTTATTAGCTGCCACAATAAACCCGGCATATTTAGTTTGCTTTAAGTCAAAACCTGCTGCCAATAAATTATTATCTAAATTATTTACAACAGCCTCTGCTATTGCAGTATCTTCAGTATAATTAGTAATAGTTAACTCACCATAAATACTTAGCCCCTCACCGTCAATAAGTATTTTTGAAAACTCCATAGGATCTAGCGCCTTAATGGCTGATGGCATAATAGAAAACGTATTAAATGCGTCTAATGTTTCTACAATAACACTATTTGCTACATTATAAAAATCCATTTGATTAACATCATGATAGATGGCTTCTATTTTAGCATTATCAACTACTATCAAATTACTTATTTTTTTATTTTTTGCAAATGCCGCCAACTTAGCTAAAGTTTCTAATGCATTAGATTTAGTTTGTGCATCATCTGTGTCCATCGGCATTACAGTCATAACAACCAACGGTTTACCCAAACTTGTCAATAAATCCACCATAGTCTCGCAAGAACCGGCTCCAGAGCCTCCGCCCAAGCTAAGACATAGAACATTGACCTGAGAACCGGAAAGCCTCTCATTGACCAATTGGAGGATTTCTCCTCTATGAGATTCTGCAGCTGCCCTACCAATTTCTAACTCTTTAGAGGCTCCACCGACCCCATGTTCTAAAAGCAATTTATTAGAGTCTGGGATATCGATAAACTTTAAGTCCTGCATAGCGGTATTAACAACCACCGAATCATATCCTAATTTATAAAAAGCTTCTGCTAATCTAGATCCTGCTTGACCTGATCCGACTACACCAAGAGCCAAACTTCTGTCTTTCTTTGAAACAATCTTAGCTGCCATCTTACCCTCTTGTTGTTTAGCTTGACTCTTAGCCCGTAATTCTGCTAACTTATTCATATCTACTGCTTCCGGCGATGCGGGCGCAATAGGCTCACTTGAAACATCATCGACCACTTCTACTGATTTTGTTTCTTCTGTTGTTTTGGATGTCGCACTCATTATATCTCCTTGCCAATCACTTATATCACTTCAGCATCCAACTATTAATTTTATACCACTCTACGGTATCAACAATACCCTCTTTAAACTTATAA